CCGTCACCTACACCCGCAAAGCCACCCCCACCTACAACACCAGCACTGGCGCACTAACCACAACCAACACCACCTACTCCAACATCAAAGTTCCGATCGAATTTGTGGTCTCCGAGGAAGAGGAAGGTCGCGAACAACGCCAAGCCAAGCTCTACATCACTCCCGACCTGATCGGCAACAACCAGCCAACCCTCGGCGACGAAGTCAGCTTCACCTACGCCGGCTCCAGCCGCACCGCGCAAATCACCGACATCCGCACCTACCGCGGCGGCCAAACCTACCTCTTCATCTTGCTGGTGCGCTTCTAATGGCACGACGCGGCCTGCGGGACATTCTTCCCGACCTCAACAAAAAACTCAGCGCCGACTACAACACCTTCATCCAGCTGGCGCTCGAAGGTCTCGCCAGCAAGGACCATAGCCCTGTCTACACCGGCTTTTTCGCCTCCAGCTGGAAAGCCTCGACCCAACGCACCAAGCCAACAGACCGCGTCGAAGACTTCGAGCCTTGGGCAGGACTCAAAAAACGCCGCGATAAAGGCGATACAACCGCCTACAAAATTGAACCACGTTTTGCCACTCCATCATTCCGTTACACGGACAAAGTATTTATCGGCAACAGCACAAAGTACGCCGCTTACGCCCTTGAAAATCCCAAAGTTGCCACTTTCGTCCAAAGCCAACTCCGCCCGCTTCTGCAAGCCAGCTTCAACGAAAAACGCGCCCCACAAGTATTCGTTGGAACGACCAAAGGCACAGGCGGTTTGGGCTTCCTCGGTGGACGCGATTATGTTTCCTACGAGAGGATCTAAGCCATGGCACTTGTAAACACCCGCGCCGCATTTGAAAAAGCCGTCACCGACGCCGTTGCCGCCGTCGATCCCACGGTGACCATGGTGTACGACAACGTCCCCTACACCACACCAAGCAAAACCACCAAATACGTGGCCATGACGGTGAACTTCACCCAGGCCACCATGCAAAACATGGGCGCCGCCTCCGACTTTTACAGCGGCGTCGTTCAGTGCAACATCTACGTCCCCAAGAACGCTGGAACGTCCACCCTCTCCTCTCTGTGCGAAGCGGTGATCGACGGCCTCACCTCCGTCAACGCTTCGGGCTACACCGACACCTTCACCTGCAAGCCCAAAGTCCGCGACATCACAGGCCCCACACCACTGGACATTGAAGACCGCTCGCACTTTGTGGGCATCATCTCTTGCCAATTCACGGCAAACGCCTAGTGTATTATTGAACAACTTGCACCCGCTCCATGCGAGCCGTCGAACTGCTCCGCAACAAATTCGGAGTCAGCCAGCTTTACAAGCACGAAGTCAAGTCCGGCGACGAGACCCTGCTGGAGATCTACTGGCACCCTCTGACCATCGCCGAGCGCGAGTCCATCCAAAAGAAATCCGGCACCGATGATGCTGGTGACTTCGCGCTGAGTCTGATGATCGAGAAAGCCCTCGACAAAGACGGCAAGCGTCTGTTCCAAGACGGCGACCGTGCCGCTCTCCGCCGCGAAGTCGAAGCCAGCATCCTCCAAGAAATCCAGCTGGCGATGCTGACCTCCGGCTCCGAAACCAAGGTGGAGGAAGCGAAAGCCGCGCTCAAAAGCTGACGGCGACTGGTACTTCTTGTTTTTCCTGGCCAAAGAGCTTGGGAGCACAGTGGCGGATTTGACCCTTCGTTTAACACACGAAGAACTATTGGGGTGGGCAGCTTTTTATGAATTAAAAAATGAGCAGGAGGATAAGGCATTGGAGCAGGCTAGACGCCAAAGCAAGTCCAGACCGCTACGGTAGCTGTAAACTGCTACTAGTCCCTTCTACGCACTGCTGTGGCCAATTACAGCGTAGATATTGAAGTAGCATTAAAAGGCGTAGAAAAATTGCGCGAGTTTGATCGCGTACTGGGCCATACTCTCGGAAAAGTTGAGGAGCTACAAAAAGCTTATGCAAGTATTAAACAAACAAATCCTTATGATGTTGCAGGAGCACGGCAAGTAACAGAAAGTGATCGACAACGTCTGAGCATCCTTAAAGAAATAGCCGGAGTACTTAGGGAACACGCGCAGATCCAAAGTAATACTGCAAGACAAAATTTAGAAGCGCAAGCACAGGGTAAAAGAGAGATACAAGAGTCCCTACGACTTCTAGAAGAACGGCAGCGCCTGGAAAGCATGTCGGGACGTGGACCTAGTAATGAAGAGCTTAATAGACGGGCACAAGATATTCAGGACGCTATTGATAATGCCGCTCAAGCAGAGTTTGAAGCTCGCCGTCGAGTTGCAGAACTTGAAACTAAATTGGATGAGCAATCTGCACTTAAGCAAGCCAAGTTAGACCAGATTGAACATGAAAAACGACTAGACAATCTAGAAAGAGAAGCTAAAAGAGAGCAACAATTAAATGATGCTACACATCGACAACAACTTCGACAATTTGACGATCGCCTTCGTGCTGCTCAGCAAAAAAGGCAGGCAGCTCAGCAATTACAGGAAGACCTGTTATTGGGCGCAGGATTTCCACTGCTTTTTGGTGGCGGACCCGGCGCTGTTTTAGGGGGCGCAGCCGGTGCACTTGCTGGTGGCGGCGCCGGAGGTTTTGCCTTCCAGATAGGTCTTTCCGCTATCGGTCAACAATTAGACATTGCTACCGAATCTGCACGATCTTTTGTAAAAGCTCTACGCGAAAACGGCAATGCCGTTGGCTATCTGGAAGAGAACTTAGGCTCGTTAGATCCTGAACTTAAAAAGACTATAAGTAATCTTCAACAAGCCGGTCAAACAGCCAAAGCTGCTGCCCTTACTAAAGCGCAGTTAGCTAAAGTTGTTGGCGATGAGGGGGTAATTGCTTTAGAGCGTTTTGGACTAGCTTCAGAAAAGCTACAAAATAAACTTAAAGAGCTTAGTCTTATAGGTCTCGTAGAGTTAGCTAAATTATCTACATTTTTTGGCAATTTGTTTTTTGGTGCAGGGGCGCGTACTCAACCCGGTGAAGATGTAACGGGACAAGTTAGAGCTGCAGCAAGAGCACGCCAACAAGATCTAGAACTTACGCGGCTACAAGCCGAAGCAGCTGGAGTAAGTAGTGAACGTGAGTTTGATCGCTATCAAACGCTGCAAAAACGCATTGCTGTACAAGAAAGAGATAAGGCTATTACTGATGCACGTGAAAAACTTAATGTCGATCAAGACATAGCTCGTTATAACGATGAAAAAAATAAAGCACAGATTCAATATGAAGGAAGACTGCGTCAACTGGGACTGGAAAGAAGAGATAGAGAATTAAGTATAAACAAGGAATTAACCAGTAGTAGTTTACGGGTGCAGGAAGCAGCGCTTAATTTTCAGATTAAGCGTACAAACGCACAGTCACAGGTTTTACAGCTTGGAAAAACAGAAATTGAGCGTTTAAGTATTCAACGAGAAGAGAATACTAGACTTTACACTTTACAAAAACAGCTGCTTAATATAAGATTAAAACAGAACTTAGTCGGTGTACGTGAACAACAAGTACGTTCAGACTTAGTTCGAGTGCACGGTATTGAACTTAGACAGTTAAAAGACACGTATGATTTGCAAACAGCTATAACTGATGAACGCGAGCGCCAATTAAAACTACAAGAAGATCAAAACGCTGTTTTAAGGCGTGGTGCTGTAAAAGAGCAACGAGAATCTTTCCAGATGCAACTGTTTCGATTGCAAGCTGCCACTAATCCGGCTTTTATGGGCCCGTACGGAAATTTGTCTTTTATGGAGCAGGCGCAAGGAATGGAAATGCGTTCAGAAATAGGTAGGCGTCAACGAGAGATAGAACTTAGAAAGGTTGATGTAGAGAGGGGCATAGCGACTCAAGCAGATGTTAATAATCTTATAAAACTTAAAGATGAGTATGTTTTATATCAAACACAAGTAAACAAAGCCACACTAGCGCAAGAACATTTTAACACAACTTTATCTTTTACACGTCCTGTTACAGACAGTATTTTTGAAGGTTTTATAGCTGTTGCTGAAAGTACTCGTACGGCAGAAGAAGCTTTTGCAAATTTTATGAGAGGCATAGCAAGTATTTTGTTTGACACAGCTAAACAGCTTATTGCTCAGTACATTGCGATTGGTATAGCCCGTACTTTCGCAGGTATTCCTGGTGCAGGCGGAGGCAGTGTGAGCGCACTGTATGGCCCCGGAGCACCAAATGCAGTGGCAGGCGGGGGTATTTTCAGTGGCGCTGGTCCATTCCAATTCAGAGCCGCTGGCGGCCCTGTCTCTGCTGGAACCCCCTATCTCGTCGGCGAGCGCGGCCCGGAACTGTTCATGCCGCGCACCAGCGGCAGCATCTACCCCAACGATGCGATGGGCATGGGTGGCGCGAACGTCATCGTCAACGTTGACGCCAGCGGAACCAGCGCCCAGGGTAACGGCGGTCAGGCCAACCAACTCGGCAAAGTGATTGGCGCCGCTGTGCAGGCAGAATTGATTAAACAACGTCGTCCTGGAGGGCTGCTCGCCTAATGGCTACCTTCCCCGCAATAACGCCATCGTATGGCGCCCAAAAAACCAGCCGCCCCAAACTCCAAGTCGTCAGCTTCGGCGACGGTTACGAACAGCGCGTCAGTTTCGGCATCAACCAAAACCCCAAAGAGTGGTCCCTAACCTGGGAAAACATTACAGAAACTAATGCAGACACCATCGAAACATTCTTAGACGCCCGCGCTGCCGACGGCGCCAGCTTCGACTGGACCCCACTGGCCGAAGCCACCTCATACAAATGGGTGTGTTCCGAGTGGAGTAAAACAATCCCCTATCTAAATCGCGCCACAATCACAGCCACCTTCCGGCAGGTATTTGAAGCATGACGACACCCACATCAATTCAAACCGAGATCCAAAAGCTGGATCCATCAGCCATTATCGAGCTGTTTCAACTGCAGCTCACGCTGGCGGTTAACGGCATTGATACCACCTTTTACTACCACGCTGGCACCAACGCCCTGACTGGCAACGTGGTGTTTCAAGGCATCACCTACAGCGCCGCACCAATCGAAGTAGATGGTTTCGAGCTGACTTCAAAGGGTACGTTGCCGCGTCCCACCATGCGGATTGCCAACGTAACTGGCGCAATTTCGGCATTGCTGCTGACCTATAACCCACTGCAGGCAAAGGTCACGCGCATCCGCACCTGTAAAAAATTCCTTGATGCCGTCAACTTCCCTGGTGGAGTCAACCCAACTGCCGACCCAACCGCCAAGTTCGAGGATCAGGTCTGGTACATCGACCGTGTATCAAAGGAAAATATCCAGCTTGTTGAATTTGAACTGGTCAGCAAACTAGACCTCACCAACCTGCAGCTTCCTGGCCGGCAAGTGCAGGACTACTGCCCGTGGGTCTATCGCGGTCCCGAGTGCGGCTACACCGGCGGCAGCTATTTTGACGTAAACGACAATGCTGTAGGCGTCAGCACTTCTGATGTTTGCGGCAAGCGGTTCAATAGTTGCAAGATCCGTTTCCAGTCCCAAGGCATTTCCGACTATCCGCATGGTGGTTACCCTGGCTCCCGAATCCAAATCTGAGGCCGAGCGCCACGCCAGATCCGCCGCACCCTACGAAGCCTGCGGTGTGGTGATCCAAGCCGCCACTGGTCAGATGTACTGGCCTTGCCGCAATGTTTGCGAGGAACCGGAAAAACACTTCGTCATGCACCCGCGTGACTACTATCGGGCGTCCGTCAACGGCGAGATCCTTGCCATTGTCCACAGCCACCCGAAGGGCGGACCCGCCAGCGAACTGGATCAGCGTGCCTGCAGGCAAAGCGGTGTGCCGTGGCTGATCTACTCCCTACCAACGGACGAATGGTCGACCATCGAACCCTGATCGGCTTGGAGTGGGACGACGACGGGCGCGACTGCTACACGATGGTGCGTGACTACTTTCGGCTGCAGGGCATCGAGCTAAAGGACTTCGACCGTCCTGAGGATCTGCAGACCACACCCAGCATTTACCTACGCGAGGCGGTGGCACTGGGTTTCGAGCGCGTGGAATTTGAGCAGCGCCGCCCTGGTGACGTGGCCATCATGAAACTTGGTACGCTGGAGCCGATGCACGCTGCGATCTTTGTCGAGCCGTGGCGGATCCTGCATCACATGAGAGGCCGCCTTAGTGCTGTGGAGTGGCTCAGCAGTTACTATGTGAGGAGCATCGCGGCGGTTTACCGATATGCAGCGGGTCTGCCTAATGGGTGAACTTGGCGAACGTTTTGGCGCCGAGCATACCTATTACAACCTGCGTAACGCCGCTGATGCGATCAAACTCCTGTGCATCAACATGCCGGAGTTCAAGGATTATTTACTGGAATCAGAAGAAAACGGTATTGGTTATCAGGTATTGCAGGGCGGCGTTGATTTCAGTTACGAAGATTTAATCCTGCCATTTGGCGAACGCGAACTTGTAATTGTTCCTGTTGTTAGTGGTAGTGGTGATGGCGGCACCCAAGTTTTAGCCGGAATTGGTTTAATCGCTCTTTCGTTCCTTTTGCCTGGTGCTGGCATTTTTGGTGGTGGCGCAGGTTTGCTTGGAATTAAAGGGGCTGCTTCAACTATCGCCACACTTACTACTATCGGAAGCGCCTTGAGTGTCGTTGGCGCCAGCTTGGTGCTTGGCGGCGTTGCACAAGCTCTTTCGCCACAGCCACAAGTTCCCACGCTTGGCGGATTTGGCTCCACTTCGTATGGCGGTTCCCGTATGGGCAGCCGTAACCGTACCAACGGTCCTGAGAATGTCACATCTGGCATTGATGGCCAGCAGTCCTACGCCTACACGGGCGCTGCAAACTCAGTCGGTGTTGGCGCCACGGTGCCACTGGCTTACGGCAAAGTGCTGATCGGCAGCCACCTACTTAAATCCAAATTCCAAATTGCCGACGAATCTGATCCGGTGCTTACCAGCCTTCGCGCACCAAGCATTGACACAATCCGGCTGGGCAACGAAATACTGACCAACGAGTTTTCCGATAAGTCCGGTGTTATTGCCCGCCGTGTTTATCAGACAGCATTTAATACGCAGGCATACTTCAACCCTGTTAG